TGGGCTGCAGTATCAGCTCGATGTCTACAACTTTGACATGGCTGTTCGGCGGGCGATTGAGGACTATTTAATCGTTGGTCGCGGTGTTCTGCGGGTTACCTATGAGCCGGTGGTGGTCGAGGGTGATCCTGAGATGATCCCGGTGCGCCAGCAGCCAATCACTGGCATCGGTGAGGTTGCGCCAGGCCAGATCGGTGATGTGCCGATCGGCAGCGCGTTTGTAGACGCTGAAGGCAACCAGGTAGACGCCGGCATGGTCATGCAAGGCCCAATGGGGCCGTATGTGCTGGGTGAGCCGGTCGAATATGTCGGTGAACAGTCAATCCGGTGCGAATATGTGCATTGGGAAGACTTTGTGATGTCGCCGGCGCGTGGCTGGCCTGATGTAACGTGGATTGGCTTCCGTCACCTTATGACCAGGCAGGAACTGGTCGATTATTACGGCCCAAAAGGCGAAATGATCCCGCTGAGCTATCGCGGCGATGAGGGTGACGCCTACGAGGACAACAAGCAGCCGGATCGGGCTGAAATCTATGAGATTTGGGACAAGCGGTCAGGCAAGCAGATCTTTATTGCTGCCGACTATGATGAGTTGCTTGAGGAGTTCGATGATCCGTACAATCTGGACGGTTTCTGGCCTATTCCAGAGCCTCTGTATGCCGTATCGACCACCGATACTACGCTTCCTGTCCCTGAGATCCTGACCTATGAGGATCAGCTCTATGAGCTTGATCTGATTACGCAGCGGATTGCTAATTTGACAGAAGCGCTGAAGCGGCGCGGTGTATATGACGCATCGTTCCAAGAGCTGCAGCGTCTTGCGGGTGCATCGGACAATGAGTTTGTGCCGGTGGACAACATGGCCATGCTGCAGGCTGGTGGCGGTCTTGCCAATGTGATGCAGGAAGCGCCGCTTGATAATCTTATCAAGGCTCTGGCGCAGCTCTATCAGTCGCGTCAGATCGTAATCCAGACGATCTATGAGATCACTGGCATCTCGGACATTATGCGTGGCTCTAGTGCCAGCCGTGAGACAGCGACAGCCCAGCGTATCAAGGGTCAGTTCGGTGCGATGCGCCTGGTGAACCGCCAGCGCTGCATTGAGATGTTCCTTGACCAGATTCTGGAGCTGAAGGCTGAGCTGATGGTCGAGAACCTGGAGCCTGAGCTGCTTTCGCGCATTACCGGCGTTCCGGTATCGCCAGAGGCGGTTGCATTGATGCGTGATGAGCGTTTGCGTAGCTATCGCATCAGCATCGACACTGACGAAAGCCAAGCCGTAGACAGCGCGATTGAACAGCAGCGCCGCACAGAGTTTCTGACAGCGACAGTGCAGTTTCTGCAGGCGATTGGCCCGATGGTCAGCTCTGGTGCCATTGGCTTTGAGCAAGCCAAGCAGATGCTGCTGTTTGCTGCCAGGGCGTTCCCTGGTGCGCGTGATCTTGAGGACACGCTTGAGGCAATCCAGCCCCCGCAGGGCAGGCCCAACCCGGCTGATAAACTGGTTGAGGTTGAAGCTGCCAAGGTACAGGCGCAGGCAGACCAAGCTGCTGCTGATGCCCAGGTGAAGGTAGCGCGTCTGCAGCTCGATCAGCAGAAGGCGGCGCAAGATGCCCAGTTTAAGCAGCAGAAGCTGGAGATTGATGCGGCCAAGGTGGTGACGCAGTGAAGAACACTGAGGCAGTTGGCATGATGACCTGGCTCATGGGCCAGAGTGAACAGCACTGCAATTGGACAATACACGACGTTCACCGGCTGATCTTGCCGCCTGTTGCTCTGAAGCAATTTAGAATCTGGCAAGTGGAGCATCAGCCGGTCGGCTTTGTTACCTGGGGCTTGTTCAATGAGGAGATTGAACAGGGCTATGTTAAGCGAACCAGAAAGCTGCAGCCTGATGATTGGAACGCAGGCGACCGTCTCTGGATTGTTGATTTTATAGCGCCCTGGGGCGGCGTCGGCCAGATGGTGCGCGAGGGCAGGGAGCATCTGCGCTCGGTGCTTGGCAAGGGCGTTGAGTGCAGGGGCTTCAGATCAAGAAAGGGCAAGCAATGCTTCGGTCTTACCTGATTGAAAACCGCATCTGCTACGACGGCGATGGCAATGGCGGCAGCGCCGCCGATGATGCGCGTGAGACAGCAACGCCGGCACAGACTGATGATCGAGGCCGTCCGCTTGCGCGTGGCACGACAAACCTCATCGACACTAGCCGGCAAATACTCGATCCGGTTGGCTCTAGTCAGGAAGATGAAGATGTAGATCAAAGCCGGCAGCAGGATATTGCCGCTGCGGCGACTGTGTTAAACCCAAATGCAGACCCGGTACAGCAGCAGCTCATACGCGATAATTACCGCCGCGATCCATTCCCAGAAAATCGGTCGGCTGCCGACATTGAGCGTGACAATGCGGCTATCCGCGAAACCATTGCGATCAATCAAATACCGGTTGGTGGGCAAGACCTTACAGGCCAAATCCGCACTGCCGTTGCCGAATCCCTTTCACGGCCCAATCGCCCCGATCCAGTCACGCCGACTATGGCTCCCCCGCGCCGCAGCCCCATGAGCGGCTTTTATGCTGACGCTTATGATGAGCTTTACGGCGGTGAAGCGCCTGGCACTACGCTGAACCGAATTTTTGGTGGCGGCATTATTGGAGAAATCTTCAACGCGCCTGACCCAGCAGATTCTGCAGCTTTTGCCTTTGGTCAGCGTCAGCGGATGCAGCAAGACCCGACATTTGTGCCGGCGACCAGCAATGCTGCGATGACCGGCGGCGGTGGTGGCGGTAGCGATGAGCGTGCAGCGCCACCAGCACCGGCAGACCCTGCCGACCCAGGCACGACGACGCCAGAAGTGATTGACGATCTGGCAGCGAATTACTTGCTCAATCCGTTCTATCTTTATAGCGGCACAGGCAACCTGTACCAGCCGTATGGATATGCCGGCGGCACATTGGTTGATCTGTTGCAAACACGCGGCATGACGCAGCCACAGCAGGCTGCGCCTAATCTCAACATCTTTGGCAACCCAAGGGACTTTGCATGATGGAAGTCGATATGGAACGCGCTGATGAAGCCTACCAGGCTTTGTCAGAGCAAGAAAAAGAGATCATCCGCGAGGCGATGGATAGCCCGCTTGCGGCTGTCCTGAGCAAGATCTTTCCTGAGCTGATGCAGGCGATTGGCAGCATGAACAAGCCGCGCCGCAAGATGGATCAGGCGCAGCGTGACATGGCAGCAAGGATGCTCATGGGATGAGCAAGCAGACATTTGTGTTCAGGGACGGTCAGATCGTTCCCAAGGCAAGCGCCGCCCCCAAGGGCGGCGTTTCCATTTTGAGCGACATCGAGCCTTATCAGAATATGAAAGATCGTGGCTGGATCACCAGCCGTTCCCAGCACCGCGAGTTTCTGCGGCGCAATAACTTTGTGGAGGTAGGCACTAGCCAAGACCATCTATTCAAATGACAGAACAAGAACTCCCGCTTGATAGCACTCCCGCTGAGGCCGCAGCCGATGCTGCCGCACCAGCCGAGCCAGCAAGGCCGGAAACAGTCGCCGAGACAGTTGCCAGGACTTTGCAAGAACTGAACGCAGATGCCGGCGACGACCAAGAAGATGGTCTGCGTGAACCACCCGCGCCAGATGAGACAGTCGAGGTCAGCGAGGCTGATGATGAGCCTGAAGAAGACCTAGACGAAACAGGCGAGGCAGAAGAAGCGCCAGAGCTTGCGGCGCTGGAGCCAATGAACCATTGGCCTGCTGAGTTCAAAGATGATTTTGCTTCTATGGAGCCTGCAGCGCAGCACTTTATGATGCGGCGCTACAAGGAGATGGAAGCCGACTACACCAAGAAGACCCAAGGTGTAGCGGCCCTCCGCAAGCGCTCAGAAGCACTCGATGAGATTCTTGCGCCGCACCGCGATACATTCGCAAGGGCGGGCATGGATGACGTTGCAGCGGTCAGGCAACTGATGGCTGCTAACGAATATCTGCAGAAAGACCCTCAAAACGCTATTGCTTGGTTGGCCAACCAGTATGGCGTGGATATCGGGGCAGTCGGTAACGATGCCGCCCTAGAGGATGAGTATGCAGATCCGCAAGTGAAGGCGTTGCAGCAGCAAGTAGCTCAGCTCACCGGCTTCATCCAGAACCAACAGACACAACAACAGCAAAGCGTCCAGCAAAGCACGCAGTCTTTGATCGACCAGTTTGCCGCTGAAACTGATGCAAACGGTAACCCAGCGCATCCGCATTTTGAAAAGGTGCGGTCTGTAATGGGTACGTTCATCAGCAACGGCAACGCTCCAGACCTGAAGACAGCTTATGAAATGGCGGTTTACGCCGACCCTGAGCTGCGGAAGGCAGAGATGGACAGTTACGCGCTGAAGAAGTCGCAGGACACGGTGAAGACAGATGCCGTGAAGAAAGCGAAAAAAGCGCAAAGGTCGAAAGTCAGAGGCAGTGCCGCACCAGCTCAACAAGCGCTTCCAGCGGGGATGTCTGTCCGTGACACCATCATGGCGTCAATTCGACAACTTGAGAATGGAAGGTAAAGCCTATGGCAACCAGCCCAAACCTCTCAGAGATTGTCACGACCACGCTTCGCAACCGGTCACGACAGCTCTCTGACAACGTAAGCAACCACAATGCGTTGCTGCGTCGGATGCGCGAAAACGGCAACCAGACCACTGTGACTGGCCGTTCTATCGTGCGTGAACTTGAGTATGCTGCAAACGGAACTGTTCAGTTCTACAGCGGCTACGAAACCCTCGATGTATCGCCGTCTGACGTGCTGACGGCTGCTGAGTTTGAATACAAGCAGCTTGCCGGTAACGTCACCATCAGCGGCCTGGAGCAAGTCAAAAACTCCGGCACTGAGGCCATCATCAATCTGCTTGAGGCGCGTGTTAACGTCCTTGAGAAGTCGATGATGAACACGCTTTCGACTGCTATCTACTCCGATGGCACCGGCAGCGACGGCAAGGAAGTCGGTGGCCTTCAGCTCGTTGTAGCTGATGCCGGCACCGGCACTGTGGGCGGGATTAACTCCTCGACCTACACCTTCTGGCAAAACGTGCAGACCACTGCCACGTCTAACGCTTTCAGCACAGCAAACGTGCAGGCAGATATGAACAACATCTATCTGCAGCTTGTTCGCGGCGCTGACTCGCCTGACCTGGTTATGGCCGGCACCAACGCCTACAAGGCTTTCCTCGGAAGCCTGCAGGCCATCCAGCGCATCACCAGCGACGATCTGGCTAACTCTGGTTTCACCAGCGTCCAGTATCTGAACTCGGATGTCGTGTTCGATGACGCCTGTAACACCGACCGTATGTACTTCCTGAACACAGATTATCTGCGGATGGAAGTCGCTGCCGGTCGTGATTTCGTGCCTGGTGAGGCGCGGATGTCCGTCAACCAAGATGCGCTTGTAACGCCGATGTTCTGGTCGGGCAACCTGACCTGTTCCAACCGTGCGCTGCAAGGCGTCATCCATACCTAGAGGAGACTGGTAATGGCTATTGCATCAGTAATGGGGATTGACCCCACCGCAGTCGCTGACACGCCTGAGTTCCAGCTAGGTCAGCTTGGTGCCATCGTTGACGACACCAACGGTACGCGGATCTTCAAGTATGTGCAGTATGACACTGGCGCTGGTTCGGTTGCAGCCGTATCCGGCAACGTGGCGTACTACTACACGCTTGATGGCTACAAGAACAACCAGGTGACCTCCGACCTCTCGGATTCCGTAGAGATCGGCGCTGGTGTTCTGCAGTCCGCTCCGACCGATGGTCAGTATTGCTGGGTTCAGGTCAAAGGCCCGGCAACGCTGAACACTGCCCTCACTGCAGGCGCAGACGGCGACCCGCTGACCCCGACTGGATCGTCGGACGGCACGCTCGATGTTTCCGCAGCCGTCACAGATAACGTCTGTGCGATTGCTGGCGACATCAGCGACAAGGAAATCATCTGCGATTTCCCGATGTGATCTCCCTGGAGAGGGCGGCTTCGGTCGCCCTCTCACCCCTACAACTGGAGGAATAAATGCCCGCAAAAGGTATCTTTTTTGAACGCGAGTTGAACGGCCAGATGCGCGACTTCTGTCGCATCGTCGTCTCTGGCGTAAAGGACGTTTGGGAAGGCCCAGCCCGCCCTGAAGATCTCGCCCGCTTTCCTGAAGCCTGGGCTGAGTTCAAGGCTGGCAAGAAGAAGCCCAAGAAGAAGGGCGGCGGTCTGAGCGACGTGCCTGGAATGTCTGAGCCCCGCCGTATTGAGCTTGAGCTTAAAGGCATCGAAACCATTGAAGAACTGGCGGCGGCTGGAGAAACCCTGCTGCGTCAGATGGGTGAGCCTTATGTGCAGCTTGGCAAGATCGCCCAGCTCCACATGGAAGCAAAGCCGAAACGCGCCGCCAAGAAAGCCGCGCCAAAGGTTGAGGAAGTAGCTGATGAGCCTGCTGACGATAGCACAGACGGTAGCTGACTTTACCGGATTTGAGCGCCCGACCACTGTTGTCGGCAACACAGATCCGATTGCACGTCAGCTCCTGGTCTTAATCAACCGCGAGGGCAAGCAGCTCATGCGGGCCACTAACTGGCCGATACTGATGAAGGAGCATACCTTCACAACGGTCAACGGCACGCAGGCATATGACTTGCCCAGCGATTTTGACCGCTTTGTCAGTGGCACAGCCTACAATCGCACCGACCTCGATCAGATGGTCGGCCCAATCACGCCGCAGCAGTTCCAATCGGATCGGCACGGCACAGTAGATGCCGGCATCGTTGATCGCTTCCGTCTCAAGGCAAGCAGCAACGCGCTGAAGTTCGACATTACTCCAACCCCTACTGCAGCCGACACAATCGGCTTTGAGTATCTGTCGAGCCATTGGAACCAAACCAGTGGCGGCACTTCGCAAGCTGCCTTTGCCGCTGATACCGATGTCGGCATCCTTGATGAAACGCTCATTGAGATGGGTGCAACCTGGCGTTTCAAGCAGGCGCACGGCCTCGCATATGATGAGGATTTCCGTCAGTACCAGCTAGAGCTGCGTCAGGCGATTAGCCGTTCTGGCGGCGCGCCAATCATCACGCTCGATGATGCGCGGCGCTACTTGGTCAGCCCTTACTCTTACAATCTGCCTGACAGCGGATATGGGGTCAGCAGCTAATGCTCCAGGCACTGCCAACAGCCTCTAGGTTTCGCGTCAAAGCGGCATCTGTGCCAGCGCCTGTAGGTGGCCTAAATAGCCGTGACAGCATCGACGCCATGCCGCCAACGGACGCCATCGTGATGTCCAACTTTTTCCCGACTGTGGAGAAGGTGACCCTGCGCGATGGCTACACAGAGTTTTGCAGCGGCATAGGCACTGGTGATGTTGAAACGCTTGTTGAGCATAACGCTGGCGCAAACCGTCAGCTATTGGCTATCGGCAGCAATGGCACGCTGTACCAGATTGATAGCGGCACGGCTGTCAGCAAAAAGACCGGCCTCGCAAACGGCAGGGCCGAAAGCATTGAGTTCAACAATCTATCCATCTTTGTGCCGTCAGGGGCAAACGTGCCTTTTAGCTGGAATGGGACAAGCGCCAGCGACCTGTCGATCACGCTGTCTAGCACGAACCCAAATACGCTAACCGGTGTTCATGCCTACAAAAACCGCGTTTACTACTTCACCGGCTCAGATCAGAACTTTTACTATTCGGCCACGGTAGACACTTTCCAGGGCAACTTTACCAAGTTCCCAGTCGGCCTGGTTGGCACCTTTGGTGGTAACCTCATCATGATCTCGACGCTGACTATCGACGGTGGTGAGGGCGTTGATGATCTGCTGGCACTCATTATGAGTTCTGGCGAGGTACTGATCTACAGCGGCTCAGATCCGTCAGCCTCAAATTTTGCTTTGATTGGCACCTACCGCATAGCCGAGCCGATCAATGAAAAGCGTGCCATTGCCAAGCTGGGCGGCGATGTCATCGTGATGACCAGAGAAGGCTATCTGCCGCTCAGCCAGGTTGTGCGTCAGGACATCATCGGCAACAAGGCGGCAGCGATTTCTGAAAAGATACGCGGCACGGTTATCTCGCAAGTGAGAGCGACCGGCACGACAAAAGGGTGGCAGATTTTTGTTAGCCCTGATGGCGACAAGGTTTATTTCAACTTCCCGACTGGTGAGCCAGATCCCTACAACCAGCACGTTTTCAATCCGATCATCCGCGCTTGGTGCATTTTTGAGAATCTGCCGGCGGTGGTTTGGGGCCAGTTCAACGGCGATACATATTTTGGCAGTTCCGGTGGCAAAGTTTTCAAGGTTGGCGGTGACGCTGACGATGGCGACAACATCACTGGCGACCTTGTGACCAGCTACAACTATTTCAACGACCGTGCTGGCATCAAGCGCTTCAGCAGTGTCCAGCCCATGCTTGAGGGCGAGACTGACGTTGTGTTCAGTTTCGGCGTCGGCGTAGACCAAGCGCCCGCTTCCGCGATTGATGTCTCACCTGTAACCTTTCAGTCGAACCTAGCCGCCTGGGACACGGCGACTTGGGACGATTTTTTCTGGGCTGACACGACTGGCGCAGGCGTCACCAAGCGGCGCAAGGCAGTCAACAGGCTTGGATATTCTATGGCGCTGCGCGTCAAGGTGGCGACCAGTACGCAAACAATCAGCTTCATCTCCGCACACTATACCTTTGCACCAGGAGGGCCGATCTAATGGCATTTTCCGGCGGCGTTTTCTCGCGTCTTTATGACTGGACGACAGACAGGGACAATGGGGTCAAAATCCTTGCCTCGCGCATGGATGAAGAATTTGACGGCATGGCTACTGGCCTGTCCACCTGTATCCTAAAAGACGGCACTCAGACTTGCACTGCGGCTGTACCTTTTGCTGAAGGTCTGACCATCCCTGATGACAAGACCCTGGTATTTGGCACCGACAGCGATGTCACCATCCAGTATGACGAGACGACCAATAATGCACTTGAGATCGCGGCCAACGTAGAAGGGGCGGCTCTCGGCGTTGTGCTGAAGGCTGACCAGGGCGATGACAACGCTGACCAGTGGAAGGTCAACGTCGCGGATGGTGGCACGCTTAGCATAAATAGCAAGATCAGCGGCAGCTTTGTCTCGCAGCTTACCTTGACCCCTAACGCTACCGCTGCGTCCAGCACAACTGCAATCGCCGGCAATATCACTGTGGGCGGCACGGTCGATGGCCGTGACCTAGCCACTGACGGCTCTAAGCTCGATGGCATTGAGGCGTCGGCTGATGTTACGGACACAGCCAATGTGACGGCTGCTGGTGCGTTGATGGACAGCGAGGTCACCAACCTAGCGCAAGTCAAATCCTTTAATTCCGCTGACTACGCGACAGCAGCTCAAGGTTCGACTGCTGACTCAGCTCTGCAAAATGTGTCTGAGGACACAACCCCGCAGCTTGGCGGCAACCTCGACCTGAACAGCAACAACATCACCGGCACTGGCGATATTGACAATACCGGCACCATCACGACAGACGGCCTCACCGTTGCTGGCAACGTCAGCGTGGACGGCGGCACGATTAAGCTGGACGGTAACTATCCGACTGGCACGAACAACGTGGCGTTGGGTGATACTGCTCTGGATGCCTCTACAGGCAATTACAACACTGCCATCGGCACAAATGCGCTAACGAATAACACTGGCGCAAGCAACACGGCTGTCGGCAACCAAGCACTAGAGACTAACACTTCTGGCACACGCAACGTGGCAGTCGGTTCTAGTGCGGGGTACAACACTTCATCAGGTGCAAACAACACGGCTATTGGAACGGTTGCTTTGTATTCTAACACCACTGCCAGCAACAACACGGCTGTGGGTGATAGCGCATTGTTCGCAAACACCACCGGCCCAAGAAATGTGGCAGTTGGGTATGAGGCCGCAACATCTAATACAACAGGAGATGCCGGAACTGCGCTTGGGTATGAAGCGTTACACACAAATACGACTGGCAGCTACAACACTGCTGTCGGTAAGGGTGCGTTGTTCGCAAACACAACCGCAAACAACAATACAGCCGTAGGTTTCAATCCACTCGCTGCAAACACCACCGGCAGTGAGAATATTGCCATTGGCAACTACACCCTCGACGCAAATATTGACGGTGCGAACAACACGGCTGTCGGATACAACGCTTTATCTAGCAATACTTCTGCTGATTGGAATGTCGGCATAGGTCGTCAGGCGTTGTTTTCCAACACCACCGGTTCTTTCAATACTGCGGTGGGAACAAACGCACTCGACGCAGTCACAACTCAATCGAATAACACCGCAGTTGGATACAACGTCTTGACTGCAAGCACAGCCAACAACAATACAGGGGTTGGTTCAAACGCACTTGATGCTAGTACATCGGGTGTTGAACTTGTTGCCGTTGGTGAGGGTGCGCTAACCGCAAATACGACTGGCGACCAAAATACTGCTATTGGCCGTAGGGCTATGGAAAATAACACTACGGGTGGTCAAAACACAGCAGTGGGCCGACGCGCATTAGACGCGAATACCACAGCAAACAACAACACGGCGATAGGCCATGTTGCTCTTGGCGCAAACACAACTGGCGCACAGAATACAGCCGTAGGAGCAAACGCACTCGACGCAACCACCACTGGCGCAAACAACACCGCTGTCGGATACAACGCCTTAACAAATCAAACTGGAAGTAATACTACTGCTGTGGGCTACAACGCCCTTGCCGCACTGACAAGTGGCGGTAGTAACACGGCTATAGGACACTCTGTCCTTGATGCGTGTACAACTGGCACAGAAAATACCGCTTTAGGGTTTAATGCTGGCACTACCCTGACAACAGGAGGTGCTAATACTCTTATTGGTGAAAGGGCTGGACAGAGTATCACCACAGCTTCTCAAGATACACTTTTAGGTTCTTTTGCAGGTGCTGGCCTAACAACAGGTGCTAACAATATTTTGATTGGCCGTCAGGCTGGTGCTGATGGAACGTCTGTGACAACAGGCAGTTCAAACGTATTCATTGGCGACAGGACAAATGGAAATGCTGCGGGAGTAACAAACAGTATTATCGTCGGCACTCCCGGTTCTATTGGTAAGGGCAACAGTGCTGGATATATCAACCCGCAAGGTGGTGGCGTATATCAAGGCAACAACTCCTCATCGTGGTCTACTACGTCTGACCGGCGCATCAAGAAGAACATCGAAGACAACAACACCGGCCTTGCAGAAATCATGCAAGTGCAAGTCAGGAATTTTGAGTACCGCACGGCAGATGAAATCACAGAACTGTCAGGCACTTGTGCCATCGACAAACAAGGCGCACAGCTTGGCGTCATCGCCCAAGAAATCCAGACAGTGCTGCCAGATATGGTGAAGACAGAAAGCACTGGATGTATGTCTGTAGACCCAGACAACATGACTTGGTATCTGGTCAATGCTGTCAAAGAACTGAAGCAACAACTTGATGAGGCTAACGCACGTATAGCCACACTTGAGTCCAGCTAGAGGAGATTACAATGGACGAAATCACTAGCGAACAAATCGCACAAAACTACTCAGCGATGGGTGACAGCGTTGCCCTTATCAACGCCATCATCGCTGGCGACACGATGGCTGATGACGATGCAGCCGACAGGCAAGACTGTGTAGATCGCAACGTCGAGCATCTGGAACTGATGGTCGCAAAGGACTACTGGACTGACGAGGACATGACAGCGGTCAATGCCGCTATCACCGCAGGCAATGGTTACACGGCCTCATAATGTCTAAGCCTACCGTCACATCTGTCAAAGCTGAACTCGACACCCATGAGGCGGTCTGTGCGGAGCGTTGGAAGGAAACCATCCTGCGTATCAAGCGCATTGAGACGATAATGATCGGCACAGCCGGCACCACCATTGTTCTGCTCGTAGGCGTTTTGCTGGGGCAGTGATCCACGCTTTTCTGCTGTTCGTCTTCATTATGGAAGATGGATCGGCAGGCAAGCGTCTTGTTTCAAACGATCTTTATTTCCGCAGTGTTGATGACTGCACCTACTTTGCCCGCGCTTTGTCAAAGCAAAGCGGACGCAGTGGGCTTGTGACGGCCTATTGCCTGCCTAAGCTCATAGATCCAGATAAAGTGAAGGTGTACTGATGCTCGATCCAGTCACCATAGGCACGGCTGTCCAGGTGGCGACAGGCGCATTTAAGGTTTTGCAGAAAGGCTTTGCCGCGGGCCGCGAACTAGAACAAATGACGCAGGATCTGTCACGGTGGATGTCGGCTGTGTCAGATGTCGATCACCTAGAAAAAAGCGCCAAGAACCCCAGCCTGTTCCTCAAGCTGACCAAGGGCAAAAGCATTGAGAGCCTGGCGCTAGAAGCCTTCACGGCAAAAAAACAGCTTCAGGATCAGCGGTATCAACTGAAGCAAATGATCCAACTGACCAGGGGCGTGGCAGCGTGGGACGAGCTGATCGCCCTAGAGGGCAAGATCAGGAAACAGCGTCAGGAAGCTATCTACGCAGCCCAGCAGCGCCGTCAGAAGATCATTGAGTATATTGCTTGGACGGTCGTGATAGGAGCCGGCTTGGCTACGCTGACAGGCTTTGTGCTGCTTCTCAAGGCGCACACAGCACAAGCAAACGACTGGGCAAACGATCTGACAACGTGCCGCCTGGTGAAGTGTATGAAGCTCGATAAGACGCAAGAGGTTTGCGTTTATCGCGGCGCACACAACACGCAAGAAACACTGTTCTTCAAGCGCGGCGAGTGGAAGCCGCGTGAGTATCTGTGTCAGTGGGAGGTGGATCAGCCGCCGCCACCCAACGTCTATGACGTACTCAAAGCCATAAAGGAAAGTCAGTAATGAACCGTCTGATCTTTGGCGCTGATGACTACCTGAAGCGCTGGGCGGCTCAACGTATTGGCATTGACGGATTCGGGCCTAGCACGGCCATCGGGGTGCAACGTGACGGCGAGATCATCGCGGCCTGTGTGTATCACGACTATCGAGATGGGCAGATCGAGGCGTCAATAGCTGCTTCCTCCCAGCGATGGGCAAATCGGTCTGTCCTGTTTGGCCTGTTTGCATATCCGTTCATCCAGGTGGGTGCCAAGCGCCTGCTGGTGACGTGCAGCGAGGCCAATGACAAGGCGATGAAGATGAACCGGCAGCTTGGCTTTGTAGAGGAAGGCCGGCTGCGGAAGATGTTCGGCAAGCACGACGCGGTGCTTTTCGGAATGTTGAAACAAGAATGTAAGTGGATCGGAGTAACAGATGGGCAAGAGCGCACCTACACCACCGCCAGCGCCTGATCCTAATGAGCTGATTTCAGCTCAGGCAGACGCCAACCGGATCACGCAGTTTACCCCTTACGGCAATTTGCTGTTCGGGTATGTCGGTGACCAGGGGCAGTTTGTGCAGGGGCAAGCGCCGGAAGACAGCGATTTCCAGTCTGCAGCCTTTACGCAAGAAACGCCGTTCCAGGCACAGCTCCGCGCCGCTACAGAAGGCACTGGTTTGGGTCTTGGCAATCTGGCGTTTGAGCGAGTGACCGGCCAGACCGTTATAGGTCAAAACCCTGATGGCTCACCTATCTTTGCGGATGACCCTGATTTCCAGAACCCTTTCCGCACCTCGCCCACACTGTCTGGCATCAGCGCCGCACAGGAGATTGACCCAACCACTGGCTTGCAGGCGTTCCAGCAAAACATCAGCACTGATGCAGCCCTGCCGTCTACACTCGATACAAGCGGCCTGACAGCCCTCACAAGCGATCCAGAGGGCTTCCGCAGCAATGTTGAGCAAACGCTGTTCAACAGGCAGCTCGGTTTGCTGCAGCCAGAGTTTTCGCGGCAGCGCAACAGCCTAGAACAGAACCTGGCAGACCGTGGCATCCCGATTACGTCTGAGGCTTATGACAGCGCTATTGGGCGGCTTGAGACACAGCAGAATGAACAACTGCAGCGTCTCGCACAGCAGGCCACGCTGGCAGCGGGTCAGGAATCTGATCGCCTGGTCAACCAGGCACGCAACATCCGCGCCCAGCAGTTTGGTGAGCGGGCCGCAACTGGTGAGTTTGGCCTAGCACGTCAGGGCCAGGCGTTCAGCCAGGCAGCAGCTAACACCCAGCTCCAGAACGCTGCACGCCAGCAGCAAGTGGCTGACCAGCTCCTGAGCAATCAGATCGCTAATCAAAGCCGCAACCGGCAGATCGCTGAGCGGCAAGCGCTACGCAGCCAGGGCTTCAATGAGCTGGCAGCGTTGCTCGGTGGCCCGCAAGTGCAGCAGGCCAGCTTCTTTGCGCCTGGTTCTGTTGATGTCATGGGTGCTTACGGCGCTCAGTCTGCGGCGCAGGCTAATGCTTACAACCAGGCGATGCAGAACCGTTCTGCAAACCTTGGCGGGTTGTTCGGTCTGGCCGGCAACCTGGGTGCGGCTTACTTGCTTTCATAGAGGTACACAATGGCACTTAGACCACGCGCAATGCCCACGTTTGGCTTCCAGCGGCTGAACCCTGCTTATCAGTCAGATCCGCGCCGTATCATGGGCCAGGCACTCGCTCAGCAGGGTGCAAGCTCAGCACCTGTCAGGACGCCTCTACAGGGGCTTGGCAGGCTGTCTAGCGCACTTGTCGGGGCGTATCTGCAGCGCAACGCGCTTGAAGGTCAGGCGCAACGTGAGGCGCAGGCTACAGAGGCGCTAATGGGTGCGCTACCAGAAAACGTATCGCCGCAAATCCGCGCTATGGTTCAAGCTGCACCTGGTACTTTCGAGCCGGCAATGATGTCAGCCTTGTTGCAGCCGACCACTACGTCAAGCGTGGTAGATAAGGGCGACATGGCGTTTGTGCAAAATAAAACGACAAGCCCGCTGACTGGCGCACAAAGCACTAATATCGGCAGTCTTGTGCAGCGCAGGGCTGCGCCAGAAACATTTAGCCCATTGACTGACCAGCAAGCCAAAGAGGCCGGGCTGGACACAAGCAGAGGTCAAAAGTACCAACGATCAAATCGCAGCAACAAAATTACGCAGATCGGCGGCACGGCACCGACAACAAACATCAACGTCGATATGGCCAAAGAATCCGGCAAAGGGTTGCTGAAGAAGTTTGACACCCTTGAAGAAGCAGCGACGGCCTCGACGACAGCTTTGTCTCGTGTCGATCAAATGCTTGGGTTGCTTCATGAAATAGACACTGGTTTCGGCGCAGAAACAGCGCTGACCTTCCAGCGCATTGGTCAGTTTTTCAACCCAGACTTTGATTTGAAAGACGTTGCCGGTAAAGAGCAATTCCTTGCGGCGGCAAATGAGCTAGTGCTGCCGCGTGTCAAGCAGCTTGGTTACAACCCAACTGACGCGGACTTGCGTTTCATTAGCCAAGCCTCGCCAAGACTGTCTAATTCAACAGCCGGTAACAAGCTACTTCTGCAGGCCATCAGAATTAGTGAAGCGCGAAATGTGGCCTTGTTCCAAGAGGCCAACCGATTCATTCGCAGCAACCCACAGATCATGGAAGACCCAACTGGCCGCTTCAAACTCGGTGAGCATTTGCTTGAATTTCAGCAAACCAACCCACTTTTCACAGAATCTGCCAATGCACTCAAAGCAGAATTTGAGCGCCTGACAGGCACGCCGGCAGCATCTGTGACCGCAGATGATCCGATTGCCGATTTGGTCAACATGGGCTTGATGGAGGCACCAGGGCAATGAGCGAAAAGACAAATTTTGAAAGGTTGCAGACCTATCGGCAAGCTCTCAAAGATGCAGAGTTTGACAACCGCCTCAGCCCAGAGGGCAAAGCTACTCTGGATGCGATTGAGTCTGGCGCTGTCACTGGCCCTCGCGTGGCAAATCTGTTGCAGGGTTTGACCTTTAATACCGGCGACGAGATTTTAGGTTACCTACGGTCTGCGGTCACGCCTGGTTTGAGCTACAACAACGCAGTGATGATTGAACGTGGCCAGTTGGAGCAAAGTTCTACAGAGCGGCCAGTCGCGTCAACGATTGAACAGCTTGTTGGCACCGCTGGCAACGTGGCTTTAACACGCGGTCGAGGAGCCACACCTGGCGTAACAGGTCAAATACTGCCAGGCATGGCCTACGGTGGCGCGTTTGGTTACGGCGCTAGTGAAGGCACGCCAACAGAGCGGTTGCCTGATACAGCGGTTGGCATGGCTGCTGGCGGCGTGACTGCGCCGGCAGTTGAGCTTGCTTCTAAGCCAATAGCAAACGTAGCCGCCGCAGCCACGCGCACCCTGCGCGGCCCTAAAGCGCTGGCACGTCAGCAGGCAAGGGAGCTGCTGCAGGAAGCCCTTGAAAACGACGCGCAGTCGGTTGAGGAAGCTGTCCTTTATGTGCTGAACAAGAATACAACCGGCAAGCCGTACACTCTGGCTGACCTCGGCCCCAACAGTCAGGCTCTCCTTGATGCCGTGAATGTGCTGCCAGGGCCAGGCAAGGGGCAAGCGCAGAACTTCCTGCGGCTGCGTGACCAAGGTATCTTACAGCGCCTGTCTACCGACTTGCAGGATGCGTTTGGCAGTAGAGCCGCGTTTTTTGATGAGTTTAAGGCGCTACAAGTGGCTCGTAAGGTGACCGGCGACAAGCTGTATGCCCGCGCTTACAGGAACTCAGTAAGGATCAATCAAGATCTTGAGGGGCTGTTTAGCCGGCCTGCAGTACAGGGCGCACTGAAACGGGCTTATGACATTGCCGCTGAGGAAGGCGTCAATTTGCCCAAGTTTAACGTCGCTGCAAACGGCAAACTGATCGGCCCGAAAGGCACGGTTGTCCGCACTTTGCCGACTCGCTTCATGCACTATGTCAAGCGTGGCCTAGACGATGAGGCTTTCAATGCTGGGTCGATCTCCAGCCAGTCAGGTCGTGATTATGCTGCGGCTGCGCGTAATACTCGCCAGGCCTTCATTGAGCTGCTTGATGAAGCCAACCCCAGCTACCGGATCGCCCGAAACTATTGGTCTGGCAAATCTGCAGTTATGGATGCGATGAACACTGGGCGCACCTTCCTGCGTGCCAACCCTGATGAGCTGGCTGATTTGGTAAACAATATGTCTGGCTCTGAGCTTGAAGGTTTCCGGCTTGGCGCGATGCAAGGCATCATCAACGAAATTGACAGTGGCGCTGAGCGGACAGCAGCCAACAGGCTTGTCCGCAGTCCCATGCGCCAACGGCTGCTGCGCCTTACATTCCCGCAGACAGAAGAAGGCAAGGTGGCTGCTGATAAATTCCTAAGCCGCTTGAACGATGAAATCATCATGCGTGACACCTCGCGTGCGGTGCTTGGTGGAAGTCAAACGGCGTTGCGTGGTGAGTTTACTGGTCGCATCAAAGAAGGCGCTGCGCGTGATCCTGTGACTGGCCTGACCGACTTGGTGCGTCGATCAATTAGCGCTGACTTCAAAACACTGGAGCAAGACCAAGTGACAGAGGTCGCTAGTGAGCTGTCCAAAATGCTGACTGAAACAGATGGTGCGAATCTGCAAGCGATCAGCCGTGATCTGCGTGGCACTGGCATCAAGGCAGTGCTTCGCAAGCACGCGCCCAGCCTGCTGCCGCGCCTGACACGCATCATCATCAACCCTCAAACAGCAGCCGGTGGTGCTGGCACAGCGGCATCCAACATGGGCGCTGGCGATGTGGCGCTTCAACTGTTGGGCAGAAACGTTCCTTAGTGGCCCAGAAAAAGCTGCAGAGGTCGAGCGAGTTTGATCGCTATGACCTCGACAATGATGGCGTAGTCACAGACGCAGAAATAGAACGCGCCCGCGAGATACGCGAGACAGAAGACAAAAGCCGCAAGCACCTGGCGCAGCTCAGGCTGGCACGGTTCGCTCTGATGGGTATGGGCGTCTACACGATCTTGCTGTTCATGCCCTTCATACCCGACACCCGCATCAAGTTACTCAGTGAGGTCAGCCCGCTGCTTTACATCTCGTTGAGCGGCGTTGTGGGCGCTTACATGGGCTTCACGCAACTGGGAGACAAAAAGTAATGCTTGGAGTATTGGCATCCATTCTTGGCAATGGCGATGTAATCAAGAAGGGCATGGATCTCATTGATGATGTCCACAGCTCCGATGAAGAAATGGAGCGTGTAAAGGCGCAAGCCAAGATCGACACAATGAAGGCGTTTGCCCCATTCAAAGTGGCCCAGCGCTATCTGGCCCTGATGTTCACTGCCACCTTTTTGGCGTCTTTCGCGCTGGTGCTGGTGATGACGTTACTGGGCAAAACCAACATCCCTGACATCAAGCAAGTCATAGATGACTTCTATCTCGGTGAAGCAATGCTGACCATCCTAGCCTTTTACTTTGGCGGCGGGATGCTTGAGGGCGTTGTTGGCAAGGTGAAGGCAAAGAAATGAACAAGGACAAGCTGCGCGAGGAGCTGGCTGAGGACGAGGGCTGCAAGTTTGAAATCTACCTCGATCACCTCGGCCTGCCGACATTTGGTATAGGCCACCTGGTCAAAGAAGATGACCCAGAACACGGCCAGCCAGTAGGCACGCCGGTTGATGAGGAGCGGGTGCGCCAGGTGTTCACCTTGGACATAGCTGTGACGATTGAAGACTGCCGCAGCCTCTACGATGATTTCGATGAACTGCCAGAAGAAGCCCAGCTCATCATTGCAAATATGATGTTCAATATGGGCCGTCCGCGTCTGAGCAAATTCGTCGGTATGAAGCGTGAGGTCGATGCCCGCCGGTTCGACGCCGCTGCGGATGAGATGGTCGATTCCCGCTGGCACGACCAGGTGCCAAATCGCGCCAAGCGTTTGGTCAAGCGCATGAGGGATCTTGCCAATGCCTAAGTCACCAGCCTGGACACGCAAGGCTGGCAAGTCGCCGTCTGGTGGTCTGAACCGCAAGGGCCGTGCATCGGCCAAGCGTGCCGGCATGAACCTGAAAGCGCCTGTATCTAAAAAGCAGGCCAAGAAGTCGCCCAAGGCGGCAGCACGGCGCAAGTCCTTCTGTGCGCGGATGAGTGGCATGAAGAAGAAGCTCACCAGCAAGAAGACGGCGCGTGATCCGAATAGTCGTATCAACAAGGCACTGCGTAAGTGGGACTGCTAGAGGCCGTTGCGGCTGAGGTGCGCCTGTGGGTGCATGAGGTTTTGTCGGTGCCTGATGGCTACTTCGCTGGCATGGCACCTTGTCCTTACGCCAGATCTGCTGTGCTGAAGAACCTGGTTGCGGTTGAAGTTGTGGACAGCCATGAGAGAGCGGCTGAACACAAGTTGAAGTTTGATCCCGCATCTGAGGCGGTGATCGTGATCTGCTTCATGGATGTTCACAAAGTTACACCGGAAGGCTTGCAGGACTACCTCAACGAACAGAACAAACAGCATCATGGCGTGTGGATGATGGGCTTTCATCCACTTGGCGATGACCACCCGATAGAGACTGAAATCGAAAGCTCTGTGGGTGACTACGGCGTGATCTTGGTTCAATCCCTCGATCACTTAACCCAGGCGTCTGACCAGCTCAGCAAGACTGAGTATTACACCAACTTTTCTGACGCCGATCTCTCCTACATCTCAGCAAGGAAGGAACAAGCCAATGATGGGTATGCGTAAGACTATGAAGAAGAAGGCCATGCCGAAAAAGGCCAGCGCCAAGAAGGCAAGCCGTCGCACAGCCGCCCGCCGTGGCGGCCGTATGGGTGGCCGTAGCCTGCGCCGCGTCTGAGGTCTGTTGTGCCTCCCAAGAAAAAATCAGGTGGCCCCAAGCCAACCAACCCCAAGCTATACGCCACTGTGAAAGCTGCGGCCAAGCGCAAGTTCGATGTTTATCCATCGGCCTATGCCAATGCCTGGCTGGTGCGTGAATACAAAAAGCGTGGCGGCAAGTATCGAGGCAAAAAGCCATGAGCCTGAAGAAGTGGTTCAAGCAGGACTGGGTAGACATTAGCGCCCCAAAAAAGGGCGGCGGCTTCCAGAAGTGCGGCAGATCATCAGCCTCTAAAAGCAAACGAGGCTATCCCAAATGTGTGCCGGCAGCGAAAGCTGCCCGCATGACCAAGGCTGAAAGAGATTCAGCCGTTCGCCGCAAGCGATCACGCCGCCAGGGCGTGGGCGGCAAACCCACCAACGTCGCTACCTTTGCTCGATGACCGTACCCGACCGTACCTTTTTCTGGCGTATGCTGGCTCACTGTGTTAACCGTCTTTTTGCAGAAAATGACGGTTTTCAACGGTTTCTGACGGATCAGATACGCAAAAAAGCGGCTTCGGGAGCAGGGGGTCGGAGGTTCGAATCCTCTCGCTCCGACCAGCACCATCCATCAGTAATCATTGAATAAATAGCCGTCAGGGTCTTCACCTTGACGGCTCTTTTTTTGGTGACCGTACCGAAAACCGTACCTTTTTTGTGTTTAATGCTTGTCGTTGAACGATAAGCACCTTATATTGAGAGGGTAAGAGAAACACAGGGAGACACAAAATGATCCGCCATTTCACTAGCCACGGTTTCAGCAAAACTTTCTTGGCCGCGAAGGAGCAAGACGCTGAAACCTTCACTATCGAAATTCAAACCGATCCGGTCGAAAACATCTGGGAAACCTACAAGGCGCGTGTAGTTCGCGGCTGGTACAAAAACGGCCAAGACCATTGGGACGTTTGGACGAGCGTAGACAAGGCCAACGGTGACGCTCACTGGCGTTACCTTAGCGAGCGCCGTAACCGTCGCCGGATGATGATGGTCATCAACTGCGTCAGGCGCGAACTGAAAAGGGCGGCGGCCTAACGGCCCCGCTCACTAGGGAGATTTGGAGATGACTGCAATGACTTTTTTTCGTTTCGCATCGGACACCCCTTACACCGGCAGCGCTTATTGGGACGGCGACAAGCGCTACGGTCGCGAGGAATGTTTTAAGTGCAATGGCACCGGTTACCTTGAGTATTTCGCACACAACGAAAGCGGTCGCTGCTTTCAGTGTCAGGGCGACAAGGTTCTTTCGTTCC